CGCATTTCTCCTTCGCTTAAAAGTCGCTTTGTTTTTCTACGAGCCATTATAATTTCTCCTTTAATAAACTCATCAATAAATAGTGGTTACCAATCATAAACACCTAAACTGTCATTATTATTTGCTAAAATGGATTTTAATCTCATCAAAGCTTTGGTTTCTATTTGTTTAACTCTTGGGATAGAAATCCCTAGACGTTCCGCAATCTGCTTAAGCGTCATGCGTCCATGTAAATAAATAGATATCTTAGAACAATTATGCTCTTTTTTATAATCAATCCAGTCTCTACAGTCTTTTTTTTCACAAACGGTATTATTTAAAATACATTCAGCAGAACATTTTGGTATTTTTGATCTCATAAGTCTGGAAACTCCGATTCTAAAACATCAAATAATCCTTCCATTTCTTCGTCGGAGAAACCCAGATCATTATAATTTTCCTTGCCCTTCTTTTCTAATTGTTCTGCTTTCTTTTTTCTTAGCTTTGAGCGGGTTGCGATTTCTTCAACGTAGTTCATTATTCTAGGGTCTTCTGTTAAGACCCCAGTTATGATGTGGCGGAAAAGCTTTGCTTGAGTTATATTTAGATATTTTAGTTTTAAGACCAACTTTGTGTGTCTGTGCAGATTATCGGTAAAAACTATTCTTTTTTCATTTTCTTCATTATATCGATATGCATAATCATCTGGCATTATACTGCCTTACTGGAAATATGCGTTCCACTCTCAACAGTACCAGCGGTTGTCTGCTGTGTAAAATCCGCTTTGAGCCTCAACTCTTTCATATTTCTAGCGCCAGAATAACTAAAACCGCTCTTGATATTTTTTCCAAGGTCGGTCAACAATGAATCTACATTGCCCCGGCATGGAACAACACTTGAAATGCCCTCAAAAGAACTATACCGACCACGCCAGTTAATCTGTGCCTCTTTGCTGGCCATGCCTCTGTAGACCTTATAAGAGCCGCTAGCGTCCTTTAAAATGTTTCCAGGTGTCTCATTAGTACCAGCTAATAAAGAACCGCACATTACAGCGTCAGCACCCGCTGCGAGCGCCTTTACAATATCTCCCGCATTGCGAATACCACCATCAGCTATAATCCCAACATCGCGATCAGTTTTAGCACAATCAAAAATAGTTTGAAGTCCTGGCATGCCATGACCAGTCTGAATTCTGGTAGAACAAATTGAACCGCCGCCGATATTACAGCGTACAGAGTTAGCGCCCCAATCAGCTAAATCGTTGACACCTTGCAGGGTTGCAACGTTTCCGGCCATAATATGAAAATTAGGAGGCAGTGCTTTACGCAAATTGTATAAAGCCTCTTTCATTAAAATGTGGTGACCATGAGCTATATCAACACAAATATACTTTACTCCAGCAAAAACAAGAGACTGGGCTCTTTCAATATAATCTCCAGTAACTCCCACAGCAGCACCCAAACTTCCTATAGCTACTGAGTCAATATCTGCTGATGCTTCTCTAACCATCTTCGATTGTTCTTCAATAGTATTATATCTATGGATTATACCAGAGCCACCCATACATGCCATGATAAATGACATAGTGGTTTCTGTGATAGTGTCCATGGGAGATGATATAATCGGAAGTGGTAAACTTAATCCGTTAGTCAAATCGCCAGTGATATCAATTTCTGAGCGGCTACGAATATCACTATATTTCGGCACCAACAAAACATCATCATATGATAAACTTTTATCCATTAAAACTCCTTTAGAAAATTTCTAATGTTGTTACCAGTATACCATGTCTTTTGATCTGGGTCAACTGGTTCCTTGATAAAATGACGTTTTGGCAGTTCAGATCCACACTGAATGCCGCAAAGTGTAGGTACTCCCTGGAATCCTAAGATTTTCTCAACTTCCGGATAATCAGAAACATTAAAAGCAAAAAAATTTATGTCTGGAAATTCATCAGACATAATATCATAAATTGGCTTGAGTTCTTGGCATAAATGACAATCTGCACTATAAAATTTAATAGCACATTTTACAGGCTCTTTGACCTGTCCGGATAGAATTTTTTGCAATCCTCTCTTACTAAGTCTGGTTACCATTCTTCTTTTTCCCTCCTCGGCGCTCTGTGCGCCTCTTCTCGGCCTCCTCTTCTTCAACGAGGTGCCAGAGCCTTACGCGCTCTTTAGAGGCCCCCAGGCCCTCTCCTAGCCGCTCATCCAACCTATCCATCTGCTGCTGGTTAGAGATTGATGCGCGATACTCGCGTCGGGCCTCTGCTTCCTCTCGCAACTCATCACGCCGCTGTCGGCTTCTATTCTTCCCCATCAATACCTCCTGTTTGTTTGATAGCTTCTTTTGTTTTTCTAATACATTCAGGGCAAAACAGACGAACCGTTTCACCATTTACTACTACGCTCCAAGAAAATGCCATTTCTTTATTTTTCTTGTCAAATTCTTCAGAGCATGCATCGCACTTATCTGGCAGCTTGTGAAATAAATTAACCTGATCCGCCATCTTTTGATTCGGATCACCTTTCTTTCGCTTTCGCTCTGCTTCTCTGCGCTGCTTCCTATTCACGCTCCATTGCTCCCATAATTGTGCCAAAGGGTGAAAGAGCAGATGTAAAGACCACAACAGCAGAAGGGAATGGGGCCGAATTATTGGAATCACCAAATTTAAGCCGACCCTTTATAAAATATACAGCTTGAGCCTTCATTACATAATCATGCCAATATCTTGTATCGGTGCGAGCCGGGATCAGACAAACGACTGTCGTATTAGGCTTCTGCCCTTCTTCATAAGCTTTTTTAAGCCAGTTTTTAATAGCTCTACCGTATGGAGGATTCATAAATATTTTATTTCCTCTCCAATCTTGATTGAGTCCGTTTTGCTCCTCGGTAAAATAATTATTAGTTTTGTTATTTTGCCCGTCAGAACAAGGGTCTAGTGTGAAAGGCCCAAAAGTTTTATTTAGCTTATTATAAAAGTCTTGCGGCGTAGCCCAATCATTTGATTTTGAGCTAAACATGGTGTTTTGTGCGTTTTTATCCATCTGTACTCCCCAGCGCCCCATCACCTCTATTGCTGATAGTTATAGCATCACGATAGATTTCGCTTTCTGGCACTTCATATAGGCGAAATGGTGGAGTCTGCAAAAGAATTCCTTGGGCGACCTTCATACCGGGATTTACAATATATGCCTTTGGTGAAAAATTATGAAGGTTAACAAAAATCTCTCCTTCATAACCGGAATCGACTACACATGCCCCAACTAAAAGTTGCTTTTTAGCTGCATTTCCGGAGCGATTTTTAATCTCAAAACAGTATCCGTATGGAATCTCCAGCTTAATACCGGTAGGAATCAAAACAGAAGAACCAACAGGAATCTGTAGTCGCCCGGAAATATCTATAAAATTGTTCATAGAATCATAATCGCCACAATTGCTCATGTCCGGACTATAAAATAAATCCAAACCGGCATCTGACGGGTTAGCCCGCTGCGGAGTGTAAACCCCAGAGCGAACTTTGGAATATTTAAGAATCATTTACTGAATTCTCCAGAAGGCGAATTCAATGGCACCTCACGAATTTGTGTCTTGAACATTTCAATGTTATCCCATAATTCATCCAAATCCAGACTTCCCTTGTTTGCCTGGACAACTAAGCGATATGCACGAACTGTCGCAGCGATTTCATGAGTGGTTAGCCACCCTTCTTCACGAAACTCGTTTCGGAGATCTCGCTTTTGCTCCTTGTATACCTCCATCTCGTCTTCAATCGCCTTAAGGCTTGAGATGTACTGCTTTGCGAAATTGCGCTTCTCTTCAAGTGTCTTCATTTTTGAACTCCTTCTTTTAGTTCTTTCTTAGTATAGCAAAAGAATTCTATTCTGTCAAGTTTTTTTATCCAATCATTCTAAAAGATTTTCCGACGCATCTGGTTGAAAATCCCCAATCTCCATTGTACTGTAGCGCAGCCATATATGGGCGATTTATATGAATGTGGTCCTTCTCTGGCTTGATACCCCAGCAGCGAATTTTTGTATTTTCATTATTTGAGTCCACGACTTCAACTAGCCAATATGTTTTTCCTTTCTTGGTTTTCTTTACAATAATCTTTCTCGGAATGAACCAGCACACACGTAAATCTGGATCAAACTCTGATATTGGCGGAACTCCTCGCTGTAGTAGCTGCTCAATTGAGTGATGCGAGATGACCATGTTCAACGGAAACATACCGGTAAGGTCTGCTTTGAACTGAATTATCTCATCATCTGAAAAGTCACCTTCTTCTGCATAAACCTCAATATTTTTTTGTAGTTTCTTTTTACTCTTAGGGCGATCTACAATACATGCTGACCAAAAATGCTTGCGTCCGGTGAATCTTCCGTCAACTAGTTCGTCTAAAGCACCAGCGCGACATAAAGCATCAAGAGCTTTTTTATTTAACTTTCCGTAAACAACTTCTTCTCTGAAAAGCAAATCTTCAGCATCTGCGAACGGACGATGTGCTAATACTTGCGCAATAGCAGCATCCCCAACACCCTTAATCGAAGATAGAGGCTGAATTAGCGTCTTTCCATCTGGTGAAATCTCCCATACTCTACCGGATGTGTTGATATTAACTGGAGCAATACTAAAGCCATAGTTTTTAGCAATATTGATTGTCTTTTCTTTCCGACTCTCAGGCTCTTTATCCAAGAATGCGGCCATCCACTCTGCCGGATAATATGTCCAGAGCCAAGCACACTGATAGGAAATCATGCTATAAGCGACAGCGTGTGATTTATTAAAACCGTACCCAGAAAAGTAAGCAAATTTGCTCCACATAGCGTTAGCATCATTTGTGGATATCCCGTTACTCTCGCAGCCTTTAACAAATTTTATTCTCAGCTTATTGCGCTTATCGTCCTTTCCAGTACCTTTCTTTGTTAGAATCTTACGAAGAAGGTTGCCTTCATCCAGCGTTAATCCGCCAAGCTTGTGTGCCAATAGAGCAATTTGCTCTTGAAAGATAAGGAACCCATAAGTTTCCTGGGTAATCTCACGATGATCATCATTAAGATACTTAATTTTATGAGGATTGGCCATGGCGTCGATATAATCTTCATGAACACCAGCAGCCAAGGGGCCAGGACGATAGATTGAAGTGATGGCAGCAGTGCCGATTATTTCTTTTGGCTTG